GCATTGATGGGAATACGAAAGAGTTCGCGAAACGTTGCTCCATAGTGATCTGCCATGTTTGCATGATTTGAAAATCTTCTAGGGCTTTTTGAGCCCATGATTGCGTTACCAATAACCGCTATATCACCATTAATGGGAGCAGACATGTTAACCCCTACGGTTTGATTGTTATGGGAACATGAATTGTTTCAATATACCCATATGGAGTAATGTAAAGATCCACAAGCAATAGTCCTTGCATTGGATAGAACTCCATATCAAACCTAGCTTCGGTGAACCCCTGTGTCGTTTCAAGTACACGAGTAATCGCATCTCGTATGTTTTCAAGTTCGTAAACAGTAAGTCCGATATAACCCTTTACTGCCTCTTTGAGATTGTAACACAACACTTGTACTGTACGCGCAATAGCAGTTGGTAACTCGGTTGTAACTTCTATTTCTATTGTATCAGAGATTATTTCAAAGAACAAAGAGTTCGTTGAAATCCCTTCTGATATAACATATACATCCCCACTAATAGCGCCCATGGGAATCATAAGCCTGATTAGGTCGTCCGACCAATAAACTACATTGGCCGGAACAACCTTTACATTATTTGAAAAAACAACACCATCAGTCACCAATGGCGAATTGCTAAGGCCAAGTCCCTTGATGGTTACATACTGGCCTTCCATGCCTGTTGCTGGATATATTTCACTAATGGCTGTCATTAGATTATTTTCCCAGCAGGGACTCTGCTATTTGCGGTGAATGATAGGTTGACACTGTCGGTATCTCTGTTGCTAAAGCCAGCGTTCTGAATAATGGATTGTTCGAGCTTTTGCATTTCCATGTTTACGTTCTCTGTCTGACACCAGAACAAAAGGGCTCGGCCCTCTTCCCATCGTAGTAATGTTGTGTTTGTGATTCTATATAGATCCGATACCCTTATAGGTACACCTGCAGTTAAAACGTAAGCTCGATCTACATCCCATTCAGCCTCACATATCAAGTCGCCCACTTGTGGGAATACTTGATATTTACATACAAAAAATTGACCGAGTCCAGTGTCAATAATACCAAACGGAGCTTTCTCATCTCCGGCTATACCACGAGAGTATGGAGCACTCTTTCTCATAAGATGCTTCTCATATACTAGTTTATGACCGGTACCCAAACACTCAGGGCAAGATGCATCACTAGGACTCATTGTAGCATGATCCCAACATGTTCGACATGTAAATTTGGGATCTGTTCTAATATACAATACATAATGACCGTACTTACCAAGAATCCTATCAAGATGTTCCTCAAGGTGAGATCTAGGAACATCGTTATCAATATACGCCATTCTATTACGAGGAAGAGATGGGTGAACTCCGACCATGGAAAGATCGAAGCCCGCCGTAACTATTAGGCCGGTATCCCCAGATTCGCCATAGCCTCTTGTTAGTATGAGCATTATATAGCTCCATTAACAATGATTATCTACCACCAAGTGGATACTCATGTACTCTTCCAATGTTAGGCTTGGGAGTAAACGAATAATCTCCAGCATACTCTGGTATATAGTACGCTCCTTTTATACCATACGCAGATGAAGATGTAAATGTTGATGATTCTATATCTGAAATTTCCTCTGATAGTCTATCCATAAAATCTCTGAGCATCTCAAGGTTTATACTGTGAGATACAGATAAATCACCAAGTCTTTCATTTACTCCGGTTAGCGGAATAAGCTCTAAGTACAATGCATCAAGTACACTTAGTAGAGACGAGAGTTGAGCCCATCTTAAGAAAGTATAAGTTAGATCTCCGTTCCAATCATATACATCCGAAACGGTTGGAGTTGATGTTGAGCTATCCTCCATGATTGAAAGATAGTTTGCTTTTGCGCTTTGAGCAACAATGTGGCGGTAGAAATATTCGTCAGATTTGTGGATGCACATGTGCATATCTTCAAACAAACTACCGGTCATTGCTCTTAGGGCTTGTGGTGTTACATATAATGGGCTTAGTCGTGTACTCCATCTAATCTTTTGGTCTTGTCCTAAAATGTTTCCATCAACATCAGCAACCAGTCGCCTAATCTTAAGTTCAATCTCTGTGTTGTCTGAAAGTGAACTAGACACGGTTAGCAGGACCCGATATGAATTTAGCGGATCAATGCTTACTGTATATGAAAGATCATCTGAATGATCAGTCCCAGCCACCATGCCAGTAATATGTGTACGTCTTAGAATAAAGTTTGTGGTTGTAACAAGAGATGGGTCTGGTTGTGTCGTGAACTCAACACCAATCTCAGCAAAGCTTGTGCTAGAGATGTTGAACTCCGGTTCGGGTGTAATATCATAGATAGCGAAAAGTCTTTCCTGGGGCATGAACTCTGCACTTTCTGATGTTGGATAACTTGTTGATCCAAACCAGAACTGTGCGATTTCCGACCAGGCAGATACATTACCCTCAGAATCAATACCCCTTCCTCTCCAATAATAAGTAGTATTCGCATCGTATGAAGGACCTGTTTCAAGAGGAATCATTGTTGGGTTCTTTGAAACCTGATACTCGTATGAAACAGCGCCGTCTACAATTACAGCTATGGTAGGCCATGCTGTTACCACCGAACCATGGGATGGTTCTACTACAACCGGTGTACCAAGCTCTGATTCAGAAGCGGTTTCAAACGAAAATACATATGGAACAACGAGGTCTCTACCAATCAAATCCTCTACGTCTTCACTGATAGTTACAACAATTCTAGTATCGTTTGGTAGATCATCAGCAAGCGTTACTGTCCATATGCGAGATGCATACGATACAGTATCAATAGTAATCTGTTCTTTTGTATCATCGCGAACAACAGTAATATTAGCTGATGTTAGCGTACTAGATTGCATGTCTGTATTGAACGTAATTGTGATGGCTGAACTGAGAACTACTTCAGTCTCTTGGTTTTGTGGTGAAGTGGCGACCACTTTGGGTTGTGTATTTAGCATTTTAATACGCCTCCGCCATCACATTCAGTGAAAGGGGACGCCCTTCGAAAAGGACGCCCCCTCCACCGTTCTATACCAAATCAGCATATTGATTGGGCATGATCCTAGCTGATTGTCTTGACTAGTTGCAGAGGACCAAACTCGAAATCAATAGCTACATTCTTGGCACAGGCCCATCCACGAGCCTGATCAAGAATACCAGTTCCCCAGTAGTAACGGAGTTTGGCATTCTCGATATCTCGGGAAGGATCACGCCACTCTTCCAGCGAAGGTCCACCATCAGTTTCAATAAATAGAATCTGATTAGAGCTATCCCCAATAAATACCGTGGTGGTGTAAGGGGTAGTTCCAGGAGCCGTACGACCAGAGTGAGTGACGAAAGGCGTGAGCACAGGCGTTAGACCGAATGGTAAGTTGGAGGCAAAGTTGCTCTGATTAGCCGGAAGTAGAGGGATACTCTGTACATTACCAGCATAACGAGCCATGTCCCATAGAGCCATGTGACGCGCAAACATTACCCAACCAAGCGTATTGGTAACGATATACTCGGGTGTATACTCGTTATCAAGAATCGCAGCCATCATCGTAAAGATATCGAATAGGCTCATGGTGTCGTTGACCGCGCCATCAGCACCAATACCAGTCGTGTCGGCAGCAGAGCCATCATTATCGAATACGATATGAGCATTATCTTCGAGAAGTTCAAAGATCTCCTGCTCAGCTAGACGATAAAGGGCATTGCGGCCAGCCTCAAGCAGCATACCCATAAGCGCCCACTTGCTATCGCGGATCATTTCATCCGTGATTGCTACCATGACACCATGTTTTTCGAGCTCAATGCTCATCTGGTACTCATGGAAGCTAGGCGGGACTTCGGGGTAGTTCTGCCCTGAAGAGAGTCTCTGCGCTCTAACAGCACCGAACGCGGGAATCTTCCAGGTTACAACATCTGGAGAGCTAATGCGTTTCGCAAGTAGATTTAGACCAATATAGGCCGGTTCTACAGGCATTAGCAAAATCTCTGAAATAGCATGACGCAGAACGATACTGGCGTCTGGCGTATTTAACGCCTCGGTGGCCTTCAGGAAACCAACGTTCGAGGGACTCTGGACCTCATTGGCGAGGAGCCGGCGAACACCCTCAACGGCTTTCCTGTAGTTATCGCGACCGGCAGAACCCTTGTAGCCATATGACTCCAGGTTCTGGGAAAGGCTCCCGGCCTTTGATTCTAGCATTTCATAAATGTTCGCAGCCATTGTTTAAGCTCCTCCTATATTAGCAGATGACTTCCCACTTCAGGCGTCCAGCACTACCGCTTACATCGTAAGCGGCTTGTACACCAGCACCGCCACCAGAAGTGCGACCATCAGTTAGCCCTGGAATCCCAGTTGGCCCCAAGCTACCAAGACCATATGGGTATTGATACGCATAGCTTACACGTAGAGTTGCCGCAGTACACGCCGTGGTATCAAAGTAATCATCATCAAGAGTAATCGTGCCATCGCGCAGATTAACTTGATAATAAGTACCATGCCAACCGTTGTTCCAGATACCCGAAATCGAAAGGGTCTCTTGCTTAACGTAGGTCGCACCATCGCTGGCATACTCTACCGTGATCGGATATAGAGGATCTAGGTTAGAATACGTTAGCGAAACTTCGGAACCTTCGTCATCAAGAGAAATGACTTCGTTGGATACCGCAGTATAGAGTCTGGGCTGTGCATACCACTGGAAAGCACCAGGGAATGTAGCAGCCTCAACCCAACGGATCCAGTCAGAAGCCATGTCGGTTAGGGTCTCGATTCCAGTGACCTGTCCAACACGCATNNACTTGATAGAACCCATCGCCAGTTGAGTAGGCAGGAGTGCCTACGTTCGCGGATGCGAACAGAGAAGGTGCACCTGATTTTACCTCAAGTACCTCTACATCAACTGGAGGTAGTCCATTGATCGTTGCTTCGGCAAGATCTACTGTTAGAGAAGTTCCTGTCGCAGCAGCAGCAGTTACGTGCGTGGTGCGCTCGATGAATTTTACCGGACGTCCCTGAGTGTCAGGGGCCAGATAATCGCCACGGACTAGGTTACCAAAAGCATCCTGCACAGCACTGAGGTATAGCGTTTCGATATAGTGGTGACGAAGTACGTTGGGGTTGTGAATATCTCCCCTGGGTCCGTTCTGATCCAAGCGAGCTACGTTATCCGCCACAACCCCGACGGGGTTGTTGGTGCCGACGCCATTAGCAATGGTTAGCTTGGTTCGACCAGACGTGCTGCGAGTTGTAGCCAACGCAGCCACGATGGTGAACTTCGGGATAACGATTAGCCAGTCATGGCGATTAACGTCTCGCCCAAGAACAGCAAGGTCCTCGGCGACATCCCAGGGTTCCGAAACCGCAAAGAGATTAGGATTGATAACGCTTAGTGGGGCAACCGTACTCCCATCTACGCCTCTCCATCCCATGCTTGGGTACGCCATTTGAATATCCTCCTAATTAAAAGTTCAAGATGTCGGCGAGGTCATCCTCGTTTTCTTGGACTTCCTCAACACTGTCGTTGGACTCCTCGGTTTCCCCAGAGTCCATGGCCTCACGATTTACAGGGATATCTACCATTTCGAAGCCTTCGTCGGAAACTTGAGGGAGAGAGCATTTATCTAGCTCATCTTGAATCGAGTCGCTTAGCGAAGCCAAGCCTCTCGTCTTGAAGCGCTCAATGCTCTCGGTGAGGGATGTTTGGGGATTGTTTAGTTTCCTCAGAGCGGCTAACGCGATGGCAGCAAATTCCACCGCTTCTTGCTGGTGGCTTACGAGTAACTGCTGGACTTCCTCTCCAATAGGCTCTACAGACTCAGTCTCTTCTTCTGCCTCTGGCTCTGGATCTGTAGTAGCATCCTCGGCTTCAGGAGAATCGTTGGTCGAAGATTCTTCGTCATGCGATTCCTCTTGGGTAATAGCCTCGGGCTCAGTTTGAACTTCTTCTGCCTCAACGGCGGTTTCCTCATTGTCCATGCTGAAGTTCTCCGTTTTCACAAAGTAATAAAGCACAGGGTAATTATCACTATCAACCGGGAGACCATAAGGGAATCCTGACTCTTTCCATGAATCCCCGTTCGTCATCCCCTTAAGTGATTCGAGAATCTCCTTGCGCTCAGCTTCAGCATAGAAAGGAGACTTCACGACAAAATCACGAGCTTGCTCGATATCTAACTTGGAAGCCGAATCGCTTTCAACGGTAAAAAGCGGAATCGTCTTCATAGTGGTTTTGTCTTGAATATATAGAATACAGTTTTGCATTATACGCTCCTTATACGCAGAGTTCGTTCATTACACTCTCAGCGTATCGGACGTGTCCAACTATAACGTCCGCAACAATGTCAGGTATTCTATCACTTAGATTGGAAAGTTCAAGTGGTTTCCAACTTCCATCTTCAAGTACACGCAATCTATCTTCGTTAATCATACCCGCGCAAAGATAGCATTGCTGAGTTGGAATTTCTTGTACCCTTGCACTTTCTTTTGCAAGTGGATTGTCAACAAACATAGCTCCGGGATCCGAAGGTACAGTCACTCGTGAGACCTCTAGGTTGAAAACTTCTTCCATTACATGGTGAATGGGATTGCCTTCTTTGCCAATGTCTCCACGCCAATGATCGCATGGATCGTTGATTAGATCGGCTCCACATTCACTACAAGAAGCTTTCGTTACTCTGGATCCCATAGATACCGTACGCCAGCGACCATCAAGGATTTCCATAATCGCTTGTTCATCTACAATAGCTGGTGTCGTTTTGAGTACTCCAAGTTCTTCGTTCTTACCATTGATGAACTTGGCAGACACTGTACGACCATAAACCTTAATTGGGTTACCAGATCCAAACATTCCATTACTGGTAATATGATCTTCCACCCAAGGAGTATTGTATGGAGTAGTAAACGAATAGGCACCCGAGTTATTAGACGACTTGCCCCTAAGAGCTTTGGAAGTATAGTACGTATAGTTCCTAGTGATAGTCTCGGCATGCATGGTATTCGTTAAAGGATACAATACTTGAGGTACGGTTGATTCTAGAATTCTCATGCGGTCGCAGACATGGTCTGACCCCATGAGTTCAAGGTGGAAATGTTCCTTGTAAACTGTCCACTTATCCATGTTAATCCCTCACGTATCCCTCAATATTGATAGATAACACAATTAAGCCTTGTGCAGTTCTGCAGCCATGATTTCAATGATTGTAGCACAACCAGCAACTACAGAATCAACCTCCTCTGTATTCATTTGAACATCAAGTGTTGAGACCCCCTCCAGGAATCTTGCCCAATATCTTTCCAGAACGGGATCCCTTAGTATTTTAAGATCTTTTTCAACTGCTTGAATCATGTTTCCTATTGCTTCTCTATTTTCAATAATATACCCATTAATGCGAACACTATAAAGAGCCTCAAGAATATTAGACATGGTATTTAACAGTGATTCTGAAGAACTGTTTTTAGCATTTGCATTAGATGATCCAGCAGGCATAACTGGCTGATTCTTTTGGGCTAACTCGCTTTCGAGTTCCATCATAGATTCATCCATAAGTCTAAACTTCATACGATCAAGAACTTCATCCGTGGCATATGGTAAACCAAGGGCGTCTCTAATTTCATCTATAGATATCACATTATTTTGGAATTGGCCAAGCAGATTAGCCTGCTCTTTGTATTTTGATTCTTTCTCTACTGCCTTGAACATAAACTTAACTTCTAGGTTCGCATCTTCTATAATATCAAATCCGCCCTCCATAAGAAGTTCGGATACGATAATCTCCATCATCGATTCTAGAATGACCTGGAACGCAATGATCCTAGAGTGAAGACTAGCTTGTACCGTCTCGCTACTGGATGCTGTGGAGTATTGTGATTGGCCCATTGAAACAACGTCTGTGCCAATACCAGAAATGACTCGTAGTGTAGAAGCTTTTAAGTACTCACTAGCTCTGATTGCTTGTGACTCTGCACCTATAGCTTTCAGTTCAACGTGAGGCCCAGTTACAAGTACTCCGTCTGGAGCCATATTCTGGATAAGACCCATGATATGCTGGACTTCCGAATCATCATGGTGACGAATTGTTCCGTTCTTATCTAGTGTGCCAACCTGGGCATGGTATGTTGGGTACAAGTATTTAGCCACAAGCTCAGCAATATTGCCTTCCATATCTCTTAAGATACGTACATCGTCAATGACCGGCTCAATAACGCTATGTCCAAACTGTTCAAACCCATCGGCGGAATACTTGAAATGCATAACATCAGACGAAGGATAAGAATGGAGTTTGCGTTCCCCATCATATTGATCATATGAGATGGGTCTTCCTGTGTCGTCTGTTTCAATTCTTACACTACGAGCGGGGATAATCCAGTAACCAGAGATTGGTTTTGAGTAACCAAATATCGGAGATAACTTTAATCCAGGTATGGGGTTCGCAGATCTATAGCGCGAACGCAATACAAATATATTCCCATACTGTACAAGATCTCTGGCTGCTTCTTTAATCATTTCATCGATTGTATATTTATGCCTGGTGGCAAATCTGAAAATCCGAAACCTCTTATATAGATAATCAATAGACCCTGGATCATTACCCTTAAGTGTCCATCCTTCTCGAAGGATGCCTTCGTAGAATTTATCAATAGCCTGACGAATATAACTATCCACCCGTATAGCGCGGTAAATGGTATAGAAGTCAGTATATGGTCTATTGATATTGGGGGTGATAGAAGAACTTCTAAATGGATAGAAGTTCTTTCTATTCACTGCCACAAGACCTGAGCGAGTGAGGGCTTCGGTACGTTTGCCGCCACTAGCTAACAAATCCATTGCCGGGAACCCTGTGTTAATGATGTACCTAGACATTGGTACGCACCTCATCATCAATGAAAGAACCTATATGGGCTAAGACGCCGTTCAGCTTTTCTTCGCTTATTGGTATTTTCTTTTCTAGTACAAGAACCGGAATACGATTGTCGGTCAATATCTGAACCGTTCTACTCATTTCTACGATATCTCGCAAGTAAGCTTTATGTAACCAGAAACGCCATCTTGGTTTTTGGGGAGTAATCATTATTACTAATGGGATAGTATAAAACACATAGTTGATCTTTGCAATCTCTTCTGATCCAGGTTCTCTAGACCATGATAAGTGACCATTGTAGATGTATGGTTGTCTGCTGCCAACCATTTTTTGCATGAAGTCTTGTACCGAATTAATAATTGGATCATTACTAATCTTGACCATCAATATCACCGTCTTCCATTACAGACTCTATATAATCTACCAATCCAGAGTCTGGACCCAAACCATAATCATATGCAGTCATAGTTTCCGTTGGAGACATAGAGTACACCCATGTTTTGTCTAGGGTTGGAGCGATTGTAGATCGTTTCATTTCTGATAAGTATTCTTCCATATCTTCATCAGAAATCCTTGGACCATATATTAGGTGATTATATCTTCCATCATCACCTTGTATAAGCTGAACAATATCACGAGCTACATTGGCCCCTTCCGCTACGTCTATAAATTGACTGATATCATTCAAGTCACTTGATATTTGTCTAATAGATGCAAAGCATCGGTTTAGCGCACTTTCGTCACCATAAGTAGCGTTCTCTGTTTTGACAAGATGCATTGCATTGGCAATAGACTGTATATATTCAAGATCTTCTAAACGATCTGATTTTTCCAGAGTAAGTTGTGTCGTAGCTAATCTCTTGTATGTATCTAAGCTTCTGCTATAGAGTATCTTTGAAAACCATCCAACCATTATCAGATCTTGCATACTTGCGAAAACTCTTCTATTTAAAGAAGTTCCAGCAACAAGAGCTCTTACTGCGGTTGGCGCGGCAATCTCTGCAGTATCTACAAGCTCCCTGGCAATAGCCTCTCCAAGTGGAACGTTGGGACGTAGGAAGTTTGCTCCGCCTGCATATTTATGTTTCCACAACATTGAAAAATAACTGCTCACATTCGAACTATGATTGGTGGTAGGTTCTATTTCTGCCTGTCTTCGTTCGGCTTTGCTAAGACCAGCAATCATTCTTTGGTAACCATCTCTGACTGTTCTGTCACCCTTCTCTATCAAAGCTCGAAATGAGCTACTGATAATTCGATATCCTTCTAATACTGGGTCATCACCATACTCATTGTGATTCATGCTAATTTTGCCACTAGCAACTTCTAACAGTCTTATAATGCGAGTGTTTGTTAGATCGATTCTGCGAGCCAGATCAGCTATGTAAGTAATGGCATCAGATTCTCCGCTCACAACACTCGTAAGCCATTGTTGATACGCCAAGGCTTTGTTGAGGTTTTGGGATGATCTTGCAGTGCTGGGGGTCATTTGGCTTAGTTCGTGTACCGTCTTGTACAAATCCCATTCGCCATCAACGATACCCCACTTGGTTAGTTCTTCTGCGGTATACTCGTCAACGATATTACGAAGACCGGATAATAGATCTTTATTATCCCCACCACTATCTCGCACTGCCGCAAGAACACTTAACCCCCTGCTTACTGGATGGTTTTTAAGATTGTCGGTATTGATTCCAAGAATATCTGCTACAGTCTGTATTGCATCTTTGATCTTAGAACCTTCATTACGGGTGCCCTTACGATAATCGCTTCCATAACCAGTATACGCTTGCATTACGTATGATTGTGGATGAACAAGCACTCCATATTTGAACTCTACCCATGGTACGGTGATCTTTTCGCCGGATACGTTATGTAGCGTAATGCCTTCGTTTTTAGCGAGATTGTCAAGTTCAACCGAAGCTATTTTATAAAAGGCTCCGTTTGCTCTAGCTTCTTGTATTACTTTGTCAATATATAAAACTCGGAAGGACACTTCATCGGATCTATCAGTTAAAGCCTCGTCTGCAATGAATGCATCTGTGTTGATCTCGGGATCGTAACGAATCCCAATCTGATCATTAAGTAACGCTTTTTGGAAATCGGTAAGCATTATATTTGTGACCTCGATCTACTAGCGGGACCCATATCTCTTCCGCCCCCAACTGGGATTTGCTCTTTGTGTTGTGAATGTCTACGCCTAGACACCATGCCAACATTTAATGCTGCGTTTACTCCAAGCATATTACGCTCTGGCGGAATGTAGTCTACCATAGTTAACGTACCTGCGCGATAGTCTTGTTCGTAGAAAAGTTCCCACGTTCCGTATACTGCTAGGCCCGTAGCGTCATGCATGTGATCATTATGCTTTGTGAACTGAGGACCACGAGCGGTAAAGCTAACTATCTTGTAGGTATTAAGTTGATTTCGAAGTTCGCCATCCGAAGATGGGAAGCGAAATCTTCCCCTTTGAAGTAAAATGCTTAGCCTATTTACCATAACCTGTTTGAAGTGTTTTTTGATATACTGACCACTTGGTTGTTCAAATATCTCAACAGACTCATTGAAGTGAACAGGTTTAAGAACTCTTTCAAAATTAAGACCGTGCTCGGGATGGTTCTTATCATATAACATAAGTTGTTCAATCTGAGAGTCGCCAAAACCACGGTCAACATAAATAGCTGCTGGCCTATACTTGCGAGCCATGCTAGCTACAGTCTTGACGGCAAGATCAAGGCTATAATCACCTTGTGGTACGTCTTCACGATCAATAAGTCTAGTAATTTTCTTCTTTGCGTCATATTCAACAACAGCAATAGTAGATCCAGATGAAAACTTATCCCAATCAACACCAATAATCTTTACGTTACCATTGTGTACGTATTCTGGAGAACCATAATTATAATTGCTCATAGCCCTTGTGATGTCACCCTGGCTATATACAGAATCTTTTGTGCTCTCCCATATAGCCATGTACTCACGTTTAAACTGAGACTCATCATCGGCATTGTTCCGAATTTGAATCATATCTTCATACTTAATATCAGGGTCTCTGGTAAGTGGCCACCAAACATGGGCACATTTATATAATTCTTCATTGTGGAACCACTGATAGAATCTTGCTCCTTCTGACATTTCAGCGGGAGTAGTAGTTGCTAAAACTATGGGCTTGACGTCTGGATCGTCAATGATAGGATCAATCGCTTTCCATGCTGTATGGATGATGTAATCCATCTCATCTATGTAAACGATATCGGCACCTTCTGACCGAAGGGTATTGCTTCTGTCTGACTGTCCATGTGCGCCTGTAGAGAATCCGTTGATTGAACTGCCATTCTTGAATGTAACTTTGTAGTTTGGCGATGCTGTTCTTCTCTCTACTTGACCCTTAAGCTCTGGTGAGGTATCAATGAATTTCCAGATATAATCTTCAAAGAAGTTCTTAAGCTGTCGTGGTGCTGGGGTAATGATCAAAGCTCGTGTACCAGGGGTCTCCATTACCCTATGAAGAACAATCACGGCAGCACCAACAGTCTTACCCCTACGACGAGCAGCAAGGATCGCTACACGTTTGTTAGGTTCATAGAATGTTGGATAAACAACATTGCCCATTTCAATTTGGAGACCTCTGGGTACCCACGGTTCATCATCTTTTTTTCGTGTGGAGAATGGAGAATTAAGGTAAGCCATACCCCACAAGATAGGGTGGGCTTTGATATGAACTAGATCCCAGGAGTCTTGTCCACCATCCCATTCGGGATGCATAGGCGGTATCTGAGGTATCTCTGTGTATGGAAACGATTGATGCTCTTCACTGAGCTTTACAAGATACTCGTCAGTATATGTCTTTGGGATCCACTTCAAACCTATTGTCTTCATTATGACCACACTTCCGATGTACTCCCCGCTTGTCTATGTATTCTTCTAGAAACAGAATAAGATGAAAAACGTTCGGCCTGAGCTATGCTAATTCTGTTCATCGCAGCAGCCCTATTCTCCAAGGCTGCAGCGGTATCTTTTGTTGGAGTTGGAGTAAACCTCTGCACAGCCATACTATTTTCGGTTGCTCTTTGCGCTAGCTTGATCTGATGGTTAGCAATAAATGATCTACCAGATTCAAAGAAAAACGAGTTTAGCATATATGCTGCAGCTACTCCTGGGAATGCTGTGGATACAGCGGAGAATACGGCAGCACTCATTGCGGACTGTATTATGTCTTGACCAGATAAAACTCTAAACCCGAAATCAGCTATAGCGAATCCTTTTACTGCTTTACTAAATCTTTTCATTTGATCTGGTGAAGATAATGCAGGAATTCTACCAGCAACAAGATTATCTACGCCCTTAGCGTTTTTTGATAGCTTAGCATATGGAACCCACTTGCGATGATATAATGCAGTGGGTCTACGATAACTTGATCGTCTACTTGCTGCTCCGCTTGCTAGGGCCGCTTCGGCTTCACCCGATAGTCTTTGGCTAGCTTCATAAATGCCACCTGCTGTAATGTTTTCAACTTTGCCGCCAAATTTACTAGCCAATGCACTATAAGATGCTACATTAAGCTCTCCAGATGGAGTGGGCTGAAACAGTCTTTTGAGTTTCGTAAACAGCCCAGGTTTACTTCTACCCTGGTACACTCTGTACAGGGCATCTACGTGCTCGTTGGTGAGTTTCTCAAACGGCACGTCTCTCATTGAATTCAGAAGATCTACCTCTTCTGAATATAACCCACCTATAGTTATCGGGCTGCTCATCAAGCCTACCTCATTCTACCAGAATAAAATCCGTGCCCTGGTGCTTGCATAGCGTCTATGTTTCTGTAGCTCGTTCCAGATGTCACTCTATTCAAATTATGCAATGCAAGTGTCATGTTTTCATTACGAGGCATTGTACCAGGTTTACTCATAAATGCTTCCGATGGTTTATTATGTCTACTAATAGAACCGGCCACGCCTTCATAGGTCATGCCAGCAACGAAAGCCATTCGCGAAGCACTAAAAATCTTTGCACCAGATATGATTTTACCATGTGGACTCATAGGGTTAATCAGATCGTTAAGTGCTAATGATGCTCCAGAAATAGATGCGTTGCCCCGAAAACCTGGACGTATCCCCATACGTAATATATTCAAAACATCTCCGGCTCCACCAAATGCCATGATTTCACCTACTTCTTCGTTTTAACGTCTTTGGCCCCAATCGATTTCTGAATTTGCTGTTGCGATGGTGGGCCTACAAATACCTTGGTTGTTTTGCCGTGGCTACCAATAGTCTTTACAGGTGCATCTTTCTTTCCCATTTTACTACCCCTCGTCTTTGGGTTGGGCTCTGTTTTGAACAGAGCGACGTAACAGTTCTTGATGGTCTGGGCTTTGTACAACTTGCCCAGCCTGTTCGTCTGATGCTTGCAACTTCTTGATACGATCAAGTCGTTCGCGTATCCCGCCGTCCATCTCTCTATTACCAGATACGCCCTCTTGCGCTTTCCGCTGAGCATTACGTAGTTTAAGTTCCGCTCTTGCCTTAGCACCAAAGCCAGCAGAGGACTGAAGTTTCACACTCGCATTGACCATTTTTGATAACGTATCAATTGCTGGATTGGGGATCGGTTCTTCAATTCTAGCACCAGAATCTAATACCTGAATTTTCTTACTGAAGATTCCGTTTGTGTGTATATCAGTTAGGCATCTTGTAATAACCAAATCAATGCCAGCAAGGTTTTTCGCATTGACAATATCGAACGCTGAGATATCTTCATGTATATCTTCAGCAACCGATTCCATTAATCCTCTAAATGCAGATACACAAGTTGCAAGCTCAACAATGCAAGGCCCACCAGAAAGCGCATTAGCTTCACACTCTGTTAGTGGACATCTACTGAATACTGGACACTTTTCTGGCCCAATACACTTAGCTGGCCCACTCATTAGCAATGAGTTCTGAGAACTCATAGCTGCCATAATCAATCGGTTTGCCTTGGTTCTGTCGCCAATATCGTTAGTATCAATGGGCATAAGATCGTATAGATATTCATAATAACTTCTGTCTACCTCTGGAAGGCCAGAGTTATTTAGAATGATCTCGTATGCGATTGATGGTTCGTTCGCAGACTGAGCCAATAACGAACAGAGCCTGTTTGCTTGTTCCAGGCTCTGCTCGCTACCGATTGGCGATAGTTCTTGTGCGTTTTCATCGCTCATTGATTTATTTTACCTTTCCCTCAATGAAATCATAGACTTCATTGATTTTCTCTTTCACAAACTTCCCAGCATCTTGAAGAACTTCATCTTCTTTTTCTTCAGACACCGCAGATAGTTTGTCATAGAATTCAGCAGCCTTTGATACTAGCCTCGCCTTCAGATCATTCATGGCTTTGTCTGGCAAGAATGGGAAGTGTTTTTGGATATAATCGTCAATTTCATCCAAGCCCTCACTAAGTTCTCTTAAAGCGTCTGTTTTTACCTCTGCCTTTTTGCGATCAGTATACTCATCAGCTTCTTTTACTTTGCGATCAAGATAAGCAAGCGCCTCTTGTCTGCTTGAGATGAACACAGACACCAACCATGCACGTACGTAATCTAGTACGCTTTTAAACCAGTCTCCCATTATGATCCCTCCTCGTCGCCACATTCTTCTTCTCTTACTCTCTTGGCTACCGTAGCTTCGAGAGTACGTCCGATTGTCACATGTATACCAGCGGCACCAAATACAACATAGTATGAAACAGTAAGTGCGTCATCTAATGGTAACTTATAGTACCACAAACTGCAAACTAGCGTGACAACAAGAATAATAATACTCCACATGAGACTCTTGAATTGCTTGCCCCTAGCATCATACCAGGCTCTAAATGATGGGATCTCATCAAGAGCCGGTTTGATCATCTGGATAACAACCCAAGCGCCTGCCGCGAGTTTTTGGATATGATCTGCAGCAATTGGTAGCTCAGCCATGTTGATCAACTCCCTACAGTTATAGATAACATAATTTTAGTAGGGTCTTTTGTGACAGTCCATAATCACTACCCGTTTATCAGGTATGGGGCAATAACTATGTAACACTTTAACAGATTGCATCACGGCAGATACAACATTTACCAGTCCCCTGATAGTATAGAGATAGGGATGTGTGTGACCCCAAAGATGTTTCCAGCCAGCAATACCGTTTGCGAGCCCTGAATCTAAGCATGGCATGTCTACGATAAGTGTGAATCTCGGAGGGGTACATTCACAAATATTTCTGAGGGTACGACCTGGATAATATAGATGCTCAAAAACATCGTGGAATAATACTATATTATAGTATTGGTGTTTCAACTCTTTGCATGGCCGGCTTTCGAAATTATGTACATATAGATTCTTGCTAAGCAATGGGCGAGTTTGTGCTTCGGCCACGGCACCGGGTGCTACGTCAACGCCAACACATTCATATCCTTGACGTAACATCTCCTGAACAAACGCACCATTGCTACACCCAACATCTAATGCTGGCCCCAAATGTTTCAAACTACCAAGTCTACGAGAATATTCACCTATTCTGATCTTGGCTACATTTACATCAGAATCAAAACGTTCAGATGTGATGGGATGTTTGATGCTCTCCATCCATTCATTGTGGTACCAATCACTATCATACAAGCTACAATACTCAGCATATGGTAATTGTGGGCTTACGTAACCAACGCCCATTGGTTCATAATACCAAAATTCTGCTTCTTCCCCATATGAGTTACATAAATAATCTCCGAATTTCTTGCTAGACATATCGTAAAGCTCTACGTCGATTCCTTCTGCTGGTTCTAAAGACCCGCACATGATAGATACCATCCGATATACATATTAAAGGAACATAGAATTCCAATGGACCTTTCTTTTAGGGGACTTGCAAAATCACATGACCTCTAAAGTTATTGATGTAAGCATATTGCTTGCACTCTCTAAACCTATATAATAGAAAGTCTTGCACAGCTTTATGACACGTGTCAGATGAAATCCCATATGTGATTTTGGATCCCATATCGTCAATCACAATATATCCACCCGGATTCAGCATACGATAGGCTTGGTCAAGATGGTGTATTGTTGGGTAAACATGATGCGCTGCGTCAATATGTATCAGATCAAACTTATGATCTATCTTAGGTAATCCGCGATATACGTTCTTTGTTATAAGCTGAACATTTATCTCTGGAAACAAACTATTGAGTGATTGCAGCGCCGCCGTGTTCGATCCGCCGTGATCTTCCTCGTTATCAATGCCGATCACAAGCTCTGGTACAACGCCAGCGTCAATGGCTCCCTTAACCATACAAACCATTGAGTAACCGTATCTTACGCCAACCTCAAAGATACTCTTTGGCTTAATGGTAAATCCATATGTATAATACCAAGAATAATAATCATCTGATAAGTACCATTCCTTACCAGCGTCTTCTTCGATCACTGTATCTTTCAAGAACTCCTTATGATCAAACTCTATCTTGGGAATCATGTTTACCGCTCCTACTTAATTTTGAGTTCCTTCAGCTTGTATTTAACAGTACTGATCTCTTCATAATGCATAACAGCAATCATTCGTTTCTCGTCATATGCTGCCGGTGACACAATGCCTGTATATGGAAGCATTTCATCTTTACGATCATAGAAACCTTTAAAATACATAGCTAAACATGGGGTTTTAAAAAGATCTGCAAGAATAATAAACCCAGATTCATGGACCAACGCTGCGTCACAGAGTTTTAGTAGTCCACAAATAAAACCTAAGTCCTGATCAATGTATGAATAATGCTTCAGTTTTGATCTTGTAAGTTGCTGCGATACAAGTCCCATGAGATCTCTATCATATTCAGCGCCAACCAAATGTACAACTGTACGCATCCCCATGCAGTACTCGCCTATGAATCGTTTCACAATACGAACCCAAAAGGTTGGGTCCGGTCTGTTTTGAGAGACCCTATTTGTTCTCACAGAAGAAGTGTAAAGGAATATGTTTCTGTCGAATCTTTTGGTAATATCCTCAGCCTTTTTCATTTGTATTGGATTGATCTTAAAATCAATATCGTAATCAACGGGAGCTTCTTTCATGAAGTCATTCATGTGTATTCCGGCTTCGATAAACGAATTTGTATGAGCAAGGGGAATGCCTTGAAATAAGCAATTTGGGTTTGGCTTAATAAGAGAGATGGGATCGACAAGACGAAATCTATCTAGGTGCGGAACCTTAATGAATTCTATTGAGTTTACTCCGGTGATCATCCCACGTAACTGATGGCCTCTTTGTGGTTTATTGTCGGGAATGAGAAGATCTACTTTGTATCCCAGTTTATGATAATGTTGTAGCTTGTACCAAGCATAAATAATATCTCCAATCCCTGGCATCACAAT